GTTTCACTTATTGGAAGTTAAACGAGATTATCGAATTTTTAGAGGATTTCTCTAAAAAACATAGGTCTCAGGGCGATAGCAAGGACGAAAAGTCAAGTCCTTGATACTATAGTAACCCCTAAATTGTGACAAAACTCTCGCCACCGAATAAACCTTCAAAACCTGCTTTTGTCAATCCCCGCCTTTCTAACCAACTATCAATGGCGGAAAAATCAAAAGCGGAAAAATCAAAACCGCCATCATCTCCCTTGGCCCCTTCATAGGCCAAGGAAAGCATACCTCCGAGAGCAATTCCCGCGTTGGGATGGTTTAGGGCCGCCAGATCCCCCGTTGAACCAAGAAAGTCTTTGACCTTTTCTCCGAAGGTCGGATTCTCTCCCTGCTTCTGTATAGTTCGGCTAAGTGAGAAATAAGCTAAAGATACAAAAACCGTTTCAGTTGGGAGGATCTCAAGCAATCTGTCAAACCTTTCTTCCTTCTCTTCTTTACATCCCGGACAATTATTCTTATTGTAGCCTTCAAGTTTACAATTTGAACATTTCATGGAGATTCAGATAAGGACATTAGTTAAATAATTCGTGGCGGAACATAGCCACCCGGGAGAGACGCCCAATCAATATCAAGTCCCGCTATCACTTCGCCATAATCAACCATTGATAGATCTACGGGCATTGTAATCGTTGGCGGTGTTGTGGTGCATGTCCTTGTACCTAACCAATCAGTAAAACACCAAGTTGGCGCGCCGTCACCAACCCCCGTGTATGTGGGAGGTGGACAACTAACCAAGAAACCGCCCGATACCGTACATCCTTCAGGAACACCCGCCCAACGCTCCAAACCGAGTTCAAACTGTTCTGGGGTCTCCCAACCTAACAATTCGCCTGCTTTGACCGTTACTGCCTCCTTTACGGGTGCCACAGCCAGTTCAGCCATCAATCGTTTATATACTAAATAGCCAAGACCGACAGTAGCGACATCTTCAATGGATGCCACTAGCGCCTCTTTTTCTTTCTACCTGCGGGGGTTTTCCTGAATGCTACGCCCATTTTCTTTAGGTTCAGTTTTCCGGATCTTAATACAAAGCGTGGTTTCTTACTGTTAGCTTTTACAAACTTATTCCATGCTGATAGTTTACGCCTGGATCTCTTTGGTTTTGGATCCTGGTAACTAGGTTCGCCTGAGAAAGGAGGGGGCATTTCACCGCGAATATCTCGCAAGCCTGCGCTCATTCCGTCTCTGTAACCCTGAGAATAATACTCACGCTCTCTCTTTGTGGGCATTAGACCAACCGCATAAACGCTGTTTCGATTGTAGATATACCGCCACTGCTGTTAGTTATCTTAAATTGTAATAGTTTTTGACCTTTACCCCTCGAAGGCAAAGAAAAAATAGTCCATGCGTCAGCGTTGCACGTTTCGTTAGTATCATTCAAAAGGTCGGTAAATGCGTTATTTGTAGGGTCAGAGGCAATCCTTAAGGTTGCGGCAGCGTCAACGGGACTTAGATTAGCGAAATTAAGACTATCTGGACCCATAACCGCTACTAGTTGATATTGTCCACCATTAGTGGGTTTTAGTCCTATTAGTAAGTCATTAAAACCACTCATATCCAAAGGCCATGTGCCATCTGCGTTAACTGAGGGTGAGAGGATCGTTCCACCATTGGCAACCGCTTCCTCACTGTATAATATAAAATTCTTATCGCTTGATTTATTGCCTTTCCAGAAACCCTTTTCATCGATGAAACCCGTGTCAACTACGGGTTGTAGATATTGGGGCACTTCTATATTCGAGTCGACGGTTGCGGACTCAATGCCCGCCTCCCTTTCGACAGACCAAGGGCTGATTGCTTTGCGATTGTAAACCATAAGACCCTAAATTATTGTAGAATCAAAGTAACGGCGGCCTCACAAGTACCTGTATCGCCCGACATCGCGACGGAAATAGTTACTTGATTATTCGCAACGCATGGGATCGCGACACCTGCTTGGAACGGATCGTTATTCTGACCCGTCGAAACTGGTGTACCGTCGGTTGTGTGTCCTCCGTAGGTTATGATCTCACTTCCTTGTGAGAGACCGTCACCTTCGACCTTTACCGCGTACGTCGTTGCATTATTGGCTGCGCCATCACTTGCAAAACTACAAATTATGCCCACAATATTCGATACGTTGGCGGGTAGAATTACGGCGCTTGTAGTCGACTGGCCATAAAGTCCCCCCAAAACCGTAAACGAATCTGCGGCGGTTACTTGACCCTCACGGGTTCTGTAATATGCCATATTTGTTTATCCTGTAGTGAATGAAACTGGACCCAGTCTTCCAATAGATCTGGGCATATTCTTTAGTAAAAGCTTGACAACCAGTGTACCGGCTGCGGCTTTGACTAGGGCTTGCTTTCCTGATTGTGATGTTAACGCACCCGTCACGGCGTCCAACGCTCCGGCTATGTTTCCACCCATTGCCGCTTGGACTGCGGCGGGTCCTCCCATAGCACCGAAGATCGCGAGACCTCCGGCCGTTGAAACAACAGGAATTATAATCCTCTTTTTGTAGGATCTCTTATTATTTCTTCTCCTAACCATAAATTTAGACCTCAAAACAGCTACTTAAAGAGTAACTGGAGACGATACTTAGAGGGTAAATGCATATATTAGCTCTTTAAATGGCCTTAATATGTATGAAATCTATGTTTTAGTGTTCTCAATCGCATTTTGGGGCCTGATTTATCAGTTCGTGATAATACCACGAACGGCCGCCGCTAGCTTTCGAGTGTGGCGCAAGAAATTGAAAGAAGATCCCGAAATAATATTGGATGTCTGTGAACCCCTCCTAGATGAAATCGGTGAAATGATGAGTACCAACTTCCAAAGTTTCTGGGGTTCAATTAGTCAACTCGGAAAGAAGGCCGAAGGCCTTGATCCTAACGTAGCTATGAAGAAAGCCATCGCCAAGGGTGACCTATTCCAGATTCTAGCCGAATATGTAGGGAATAAGGCCGGATTAGGGCCACTTCAAGGCCTAATAGAGGCAAACCAAGAACCGAAACAGGATAAAAACCAAGGCTTGACCAAGCTCTGATATATATATATTATTTGTTTAATATCCCATATATATATATGCCGTCTTATTATTTCTTTGTTTTTTGACAGTTTGTAAACCCAAAACGTATATATATTACTTTTTATAATCGATTTTATGCAAACCTATCTGATATGATTGGGTTTTGGTTTGGGGGGGTTCTTTTGAGTGAGATATTAAACAAACAATCAATTATATTAACCTGTTCCGGTTACTGTTTATCCTATGAGTGAGAACACGCAGAATTGGAGCATAAAAAACCCTGTTGGGAGGCCTCAAAAGGTGGATAGCGACGGACAACCTATCTATCGGATCCCAACTTCGATATATCTTGATATCAGAATGAAACAATGGATAACTAAAAAAGCAGGTAACTTATCAGAATGGATTGAGAAAATGATACGTTCAGCCTATCTAAACGAATATTGCTTTTGGTGTTTTGATGATAATATCAAAGTCGTTTCCCACGGCGTGGTCTGTTGTAATGAAAAGCATCGAAGAAGGGCCGGAAATGGGGCCCCTTCCGTGGTTTTAATGTGGCGGTCTTGTCCAAATTGTGATTCTTCGTTTAATGAGATGAATATGCCCGTAGAAATGGGAGACGGTCGAGTAATCTGTTGCGGAATTTGTAGAGAGGAGTTTGAAAAATGAGCCGCAAGGTTAATTGTGGTTCCTGTTTGATTGAGATCCGTGATAATAAGTCAGGTCTGTGTAAAGACTGTTATCAAAAGAGCCCTCAACAGAAAGAACAGTATCAAAAGATGTCATTCAATGGGGTAAAAAGACAACAGGCAAGAAAGAACTTTAGTGATTGGAAGATCCTCAAGGATACCAATAAGCTAATAGTGGATATTGAAACCAAAGTTAGTGAACATCAGGCTTTTGTCTACAAGATAATCGCCGAAAGGATAAAAGAAGTCAAGGAGGACTTCCAAAGAAAGAGTTTCACTTATTGGAAGTTAAACGAGATTATCGAATTTTTAGAGGATTTCTCTAAAAAACATAGGTCTCAGGGCGATAGCAAGGACGAAAA